GAGCCGGCATTATTGGCCTGGTTGTAGGTCAAGATGCCTTCCATGTCGCGCTTCAGTTCCTTCGACTTCTTGAGCAACTGGTAGCCCATCTTGTTCGATCCGCCGGCCGCCGTCACAGCCTGCGAGGTGCCCGAGATCTGGACGACCTTCGTCGAGATCTGCGTGTAGTTACCCATGCGCGCCGTGACCGCAAGATTCTGCGCGGTCGGATCGTCACCTTCGACGGCGGCATTGTTCAAGTTCTGCGCCGCCAGTTGGTCCGTATCCCATTCGTGATTGGTCTGCTTGGCCTGAGCCTTCTTGGCCATGTTCAAGAACGGGGTCTTGTAGGGATCGACGGTGTAGATTGCGTCGATCAGGTCTTCCCGAATGTTTTTCTGCGGGAAGGTCTGAAACGTATTTGCGGGAACGCTCACTTTGTTTCTCCGGGATCAGTCCGTGAACAGCGAGAAGACTGCGGCTTGCGCGTCCTCGTCGTTCGGATTGCGGTTGAATCGGTCGATCGCAGCGGCACGCCGCGATTCGTTCGGGTTGGCATTCGTCCGAGATCCCGGGGCGGCCTGCGGAGGCGCTTGCCGGACCTTCTTCAGTGCTTCGGGTTTCGCTGCTTGGAGAGCCCGATACTGCGCCGCATCGCGCAAGACGCGCATATAGCGGTGGTCAGCGATCTGGCCTAGCTCGGCATCGTTAAACCCGAGACTGCGGGCGTACTGCCCAATTTGCTGCATGTCCTTTTGGTATGTCTCCGGCGTGCGCCATTCGGGGACCGCCTCGAGCATCTTTTGCTGCTCCTGAGCAAGCGCCGCCTGGCGCTCGGCCTGCCATTGCTGGCTGCTCTGTTGCGCTTGCTGCTGGAGTTGCTGCATGTAGCCCTGAATCTGAGACTGGCGATTCTGGTATTCCTGGCTCAGCGCGGCAAACTCGGCCGGATTCTGCGTGCGCAGCGCATTCCAATCGACGCGCGCAAAGTCCTGATTGAGCATCTGCATCGCCACATTGGCCATTTGCTGATGCTGCTGGATGATTTGCGCGTTCTGCGCGTGCCAATCGTTGCGCGCTTTCTCAAAGGCACTCCGATCATTCGAAAGCTCGACCGACTTGTTGTTGACGTGCCCCTGAAGCTGGTACGAGGCGATGATCTTCTCGAGCGGAACCTGCTCGGTCTTGCCGTCGATCACGGTCGTGATGTTCAGATTGCGCACCGACTGCGGATCGACCTTGAGCGACGTAAGAAGATCGTCCAGGCTCTGAAATTCCGGCTCCGATTCTTCTGTCTGGGTTTGCTGGCCGTCGGGATGATCTTCGGAGCCGGCCTCTCTTTGCTTGGCTTGAGCTTCGTTGCCCTGGTTCTGCGGCGCGATATCTCGGCGCTCTTCGTCCGTCGGTGGCACGCCGTTCGGATCGAATGCGCCCGAACTCCACAACGATTGGAAATGGTCCTCGCCGCCGATTTCAGGGACCGCGGCGCCCGCACTTGGGGTAGTCGCTACAACGTCGCTCATTTTCTGGCCTCAATAAAAAAGGCCCGCCGAAGCGAGCCTGTTGTCGAAAGGTGGTGGTTTGCGTTACCCGAACATCCGGAAGCGCCACTTGCGCTCCTCGTCCTGCTGGATCTTGAATTCGGCAATCTCGCCGGTCTGCTTGACGTTCTCGAGGTACTTTTCGAGCGTGTCCCAAAGTTGAAGCATCAGAATCAGCCGCGTGTGCATCTTGTCATCGGCTAGCGGAACCGCCCGCATCTGCGCATGGATACCGTCGAGGATGGCCTTCTTCGCTTCGACGAAGATTGGAGCGTCCAGCACGTCGCGCGCTTGTCCGCCGCGTACGATTTCTTCTTCAGGCACCACGCTGCACCTCGCTCACGTCGTGATTGACCATCTGCCCGGCATCGGCGCCCGGATCCTGTTTGAGTTGGCTCGCAACGATCTGGCCGATGATCTTCACGACCGTCTGCCATTCCTGGCTGTTGATCTGCGCCATTTGCACTTGCTGGTCGTTGCGCGATTGCTCGGCCGCATGCACGACCTCGGCCTGCGCTTGCTGGGCCTGCGCGCTAGCTTTGACCTGCTCGGCCTGCAGGCGCATTCGGGCAATCTGTTGATCCGACTGCGCTTTCATCTGCGCGGCAGCGATGCGAGGATCTTGAGGCTGTTGCGCGCGCTGCGCCTGCATCTGCTGATACTCGGGGGAGTCCGGGTCCATCGCGAACTCGGTCGGGTTCTCGAAGCCGAGCAGGTGCGTGACGCGCTTGAACGTGTTGAACGCTTGCTGCGGCCCTACGAGTCCGAATTGCGCCAGTTCGCGCTGCGCCTGCCCGAGCAGCACCACGTTCGCGCGCGCCTCTTCGCGGTTCCCAGAGCCGAGCCCGACGTTAGGCGTTACCTCGGTGCGCTCGCGCCATTCTGCCGGGTTCGCGTTGAGCCACTTGCCGTTCGTGAGCATCATCGTCACCGGCTGATCCTGATGACGCCGAAGCAGGTTATGGATCTTCTGGAACGTGTCGCGCACGCCCTCGGCCAGCAGACGGGCGACGAGCTCAACCTTGGCTGCGGCGGCCGACATTGCGGCAAGCTGACCGCCCTTAGTCACGTCCTGCAGCGCATCAGCATCCACCCCCATCGTGTCCTTGCCAATGCCGGTGCGCATCTCGCGCTGCAAGTCGCAGTATTCGAGCGCCGGCAATATCTGCTGCATGAGGTTCGACGGCTGCACGATCGGCACGAGGTTGTCGCTCACCGGCCCATTCACACGCACAATGCCACCGGGCCGCGAAATCAATAGATCCTGGATGTTGACCGCGTTTTGGTTGACCGCCATCCGCGAGTTGTTCGACACATACAGATTGTCGAGCGCCTGGCGAAAGAGCGTCGTCTTGATGACCTGGAGGTCGTACAGCAGGTCGTAGTAGCTGATCCCGACGTGTCGATGCGGCATGCGAACGGGCGAGCAGTAGGTAAGACTGATCTCCTCGACCTCGTCGTTATCGAAGACCTTGTCGCCGGCCACCACCACGCGGCGCAGTTCGGCAATGCCGTCCTGGTCCCAATCGATGCGAATCCAAACGATGCGAAGCTCGACTTGCTGGCTCGCTGGGTCGCTCGGGTTCTCTTCCGATAGCTGATCCGTCACCTCGTCGCGCGCCAGCGCAATAAGGTCGAGATATGTCGGCTGTGCGATCTCGATGCGGGATACGTCCTCTTTCGAGAATCCCATCTCGACCACATCGGAGCGCAGCACAGTTCGCTTGCGCTCGACGAACGGGCACGAGTTGTCGAAGCCGCGGCGCGCCTGCGGAGACACAAGCACCTCCTCGGGCGGCACACACTCGACGCGCACCTGTTTTTTCTGCGTGATGCGCCGGATTTTGATGTCGAAGCACGTGTATTGCGTTGGCTGTCCGTTGACGACGATAAAGTCTTGCTTCTCCGACTGCTCCAGGATTTCAATCTCGTCGTCGGTGGCGAGCAGTTGAGTTACCTCGATCTCGGTGAGGCCCGTGTAGGTCTCAACCGTCGTGCACCGGCGCTTTTCCCACCACGAATCGATGTATCCGTTGCGCAGCAAAAGCGCGTCCTTGAAGAAGTCGTAGAGCACGAAAAAGCCGGGGTTCTTCTTCATGAAGACCCAATTGACGACCTCGGTTTCTTGGTCTGCCTGATCCTCGTCTCCGGGTGCCTCTGGATCGAACACGACCGGCTTGCCGGAGCCGACAAACATGCGCATGAGCGTCGGCATGATCCACTCGACCGTATCGCGTAGCTCGGGCAGCACGATCTGAGAGCGGTCCTCGACCTCGTTGCCCAGCGGACGCGCGAAATAAGCGTTCAGCGCGTTGTAGCGATCGATTTCAAGCGTCGTCATCGTCTGGCCGGCGGGCTTGATGTTACCGCCAACGGACGGTCCGACCGATACGCTTGAGCCAAGAGCGGCCTTCTCGTACTGGCCGATAGCAGCCAGCAGTTCCTCGTCGCTCATCGGCATTACGCGCTCTCCTTCGGCTTAGGGGCTGCCTTGCGTTGTGCTGCGCGCTCAAGCTCGGCGACACGTTCGTGAAGTTGCTGTAAGCCGGTTAGGTCCGTTTCCCGGATCACGCGCTTGAGTTGCTGAACCTCGTGCTCAAGCTCGGATATGCGTCTCTCGTGGGCGATGCTCATACGACTCCAATCCGTGGGTATTCGATCGGCTTCATTTCGACCGGCTCTTCCCAGACGAGCATTCCTAGCCCGTATGCGTCACTGCCGTGGCTCGACCAGTCGTGCTCTGGGCCAAGTCCGATATCGCGCTCTTCGTCGCGCTTTTCGTGATACCAGCCGAGTGCCGCGCGGCCCGCTTCGGTCGTTTGCTCATGAAATCGAACTTGCGGAAACAGCACGCGCGCGCGCTCGATGCGCGCTGCAGCAGCGCCCTTTCCCTGGTTCGGCACGACGGTGACCGCATAACCGGCCTTGCGCAGCGTCGATTCGTAGCTCACGTCGTAGACGCGGTCCTGCGTCGAACCGTCGTGTGGTAGCCAGAATTGCGCGCGATCGGGCGTATAGCCCTGCGTGCGACACCACGCGAGGTGTGCGTCAACCGGCTGCCCTACCGCCTCGTAGTAGTTGACAACACGAATCTCGCGACCGATGAATTGCATCGCCCAAATGGCGAATGCATCGGCTTTAGCTCCCGTTCCGCCGATGTCGCATACGAGGCGAATCGTCATCAGCGGATCAGCCGGGAAGAACCCAATACGCCCTTCGTCCCGGGCGCGCTGCAAATGCTTGGCGAAGTAAGCGCCGGCCAGCGCTGTGACGTAATCGCCCTCCCAGATATGCGCGTATTGCTCCGGACGCTCTTCAAGATCGCGCTGACGGTCGCGCTCGAGCTTCTGCGGAAACTTCGGGTTGTCGCGCCAATTGAGCACGACGACCTTCACGCGCGGATCGGGGCTGTTGACCGGAAAGCGCTTCTCGACAGGCGCCGTCTTGCGCTTTGGGTTCCACGTCACCCATAGCTCGGCGTTCCAGCCGTCGCCTTCCTCGCGCAGCGTCGGGATCAGCGTTGTCCACGCCTCGTCTGTGACCGGCTCGGCCTCATCGACCCAGCACACGAGAATGCGGCCCTTGGATTTGATGCTGGCGATGTTGCGATCGAGGCCAGCGAAAACGAACGCGATGCGCCCGTCGCGGCTCTTGATGTAGTTGTCGCCAATATCGTAGTAGGCGGCAAGAAACGGCTCGTCCTCGATCGCGCGCTTGCACTCCTCCAGCGACGAATCGGCCAGCGAGTTCATGTACTGGCGCCCGCACAGCAATATGCCGCTGATGCCCGACATGCCGTAGATATATCCCTTGACCGCGACCATCTTGGCAAAGCTGCGCGTCTTGGCTGAGCCCCGGCCACCTTTGGCGCCCCGAACGTCAGCCTCGCCCTCGAAAACCGGAATCAGTTTCTCAGGCAGAGCGATCTGGGCGGTCAGCATTCATGGCCACCAATTCAATCCGCTGCACCGTCTCGATCGGACCGCCGGCGGGGCCGCTGCTCTCGACGGGCTGGACGGGCTTGCCGTGGGCGCGCTCGATAATCGCCTGGGCTGCCGCGAGGCGGTTTCTCTCGTTCGATCCCTTGACCATGATCGACGCGATTACCTCAAGCGCCTCGGGCACTTTGGCCTTGCATGCCTCGATCAGGTCAATCTCTTCCGCCGTTTTCTTCGGACGGCCGCCGGGGTTTCCGGACTTGCCAGGCTCGAACCGCTTGCCTGGTCCGCGCGGCTTCTTCGCTGTAACTTCTCTGCTCTGAGACATTTTTCGCTCAGCGAATTTAGTCGTCCCGACCCAATGCCTCGAACTCGGCGTGGCTCTGCGGATGCTGAACGCCTCGCTTGCGGTAGTTCTCGGCGGTGCGCTCCCCGCGCTCTGGCTTCTTTCCCATCACGCGGTCGGCCTTGGCGTCAATCTTGGCCTCTTGGCTCTTGGACATGCGCCCTGCATTCACCGCCTGACTCGCACGCGCCTTTGCGTTCCGGGCGTGGCTCGCATCGGGTACGGGGTAACTCCGATCGGGGCCAGCGAAATCCGATTTCGGAAGAGCGTTTCGTTTCGCTGCGTTCAGCTTCGCCATTTCGGGGCTCCAAATGCAAAAGCCCCGCGCGGAGCAAACCGGCGGGGCTTCGTTTTCTCTGGGCGCACCTCGGGCGCCGAGAAGGAATCTACTCTATTTCTCCGTCTTCTTCAATAATTTCTTTCGGGTATTCGTCGGCATCGGCGGCAACCTTCGAACGTTTTTGATGGGCCGCCGCATTCCAGGTTGAGCGCAAGATCGCCTCCTTATGTTGCATCGCGATGCGCTCGTCATCCGGCAAATCGCTCCATTTTTTCGGTCTTCGGCGTCGCCTCATCGCGATACCTCGATCAAATTGCGGTATTCGAGCATCGGGCGTAGGAGCGCCTTGGCCCTGGCGTACTCGTCGGCGAGCGACCCGGGCAGACGGATGGACGACCACACCTTTGCGCCGCTGAATCGATCGCGCATTTCGGTGTTGATGGCTATGCGTGCGCGCAGGTCGATCGACGCAACGCAGAAATTCACCGCCTCGGAGATCGCGTCGCGCGCACGATCCTCTGCGGCGTCGGCGAGCTCGACCGAATCGCGCCATCCTGATCGGTACTCGCCGAAGCCGGCGGCCGTATCGGCATAGCCTTTGACCGGCTCCGACTCGTGCGACCACCACCACCAATCCGCGAGCAAGTCGTCGATCTCGTCGTTTCCGCCCATGGTGCACCCCGTTTGCCTCGGCTCAAGCGTCGCCAGGTCCATCAACCCAAGCTCCTCATGAAGGCGCGATGCGCTGCGCTGTCGAATCCGGGGATCTCGTCTGGGCGCGCCCTTTCGACCAAATCCCATCCTTCGTTAGGTCCGACGATCATCGGATTGCTGATCTGGCGCTGACCGCCATATGCGTACTCGCCCTTCACCGCTGGCCGCTGCACCATCGCCGCCTCGGGGTTCTCGCGCGTGCGCGCGTCGATTTCGCTGCACATGTCCATTTCCTCCGATTCGTTTGATGCCCAAGGGGTCTTACGCGCAACGTCCGCTGCCCCTCGCTACTGCGGCGGGGGTTATTCGATGACGCGCCAGTCGTCGGCGAGGCAATCCGTGACGCTCGGCACCCATGTGCTCACTCGCTCATCCACGGTCTTGAGCGCGAGATATGCGTTGTACGGAACCATCGAGCCTTCGCCGAAATGGGCCTTCGCTGCGTCCGTCTGAACCGGATATGAAGCGGCCGGAACGAGATAGACGAACTGGCCCTTGCCGTTCCACCCAGCCCGCGCGACGCGTGCGCCCTTCTTCATCGCCTCGATCGCCAGGCCGAACGTCATACCGTCGCTACGCCGGTAAGCCTCCTCGAAAACGTCCTTGGGCGACCAACTCGTATAGCCGTCGGCGTAGTGCACGGCGTAACCGTCCTTGCCCGCTTGCTGGTGTGGAAATGCATGAACGATCTTCGTGCCGATGTATTGGTCCATCGTCTTCCTCAGGTCAAATTGCGCTGAGCCCATCTCGCGATGAGCAGGCTTTCAGCGCGGTTGTGGTGCTTCGCCAGTTTCAGCGGAGCGTCGGGGTACAGGTTGCGAGCCATTGCGAGGCATGCGCTCTTGTCGCTCGTGAGGCCATAGAAGCGTTTCCAGCGCTGCGGCGTGACATAGACCATGCTCAGGTCGCACAGGATGGCCACGGCCTCCAGAACGCCCCGCGTATGCGCCAGAGCGCCCATCGTCTGCACTGACGAGCCGCCGAGCAGTTGCATGTCCTCGAGCACGAACATCGCTTTCTCGTCGGCCGGCACGAAGCGCCGCAGTTGCTCGCGTAGCGCCTTCGCGTCGATCTTGCGCTTGACCTTGGCCTTGGGGCCCGCGGTCTCGATCGCGCATGTCGGCAGATCGTCGATCGCAAACGAGCCATCGGCGTAGAGCGCGCTCAGTGCGCCAGTCAGCCCCGGGTCGCACCCGATGACGATCATGCCGCCTCCGCGCGCGTAGCGGGGGCGTTTTTGGCGGGAACGTAATCGCCGAAGAGGGCCGCGGTAAGCGGGTCGCGGAAGGGCGTGAAAGCGACAGACTCGCGCTTCCAAGGCGCTTCGCTCTCGTCGCCAAGCTCGTAGACGCAGGCGAGGTTGCCGAACTTGCCTACGCGCCGGCGCTCTTTGCACTTGCGCACAAATCCGTGGTTGCGCAGGCGAGTCAGCGAATTCTGGACCGTCGATTGCCAAAGACCGGTCAGTTGCACCAACTGCGCCTCGGAAAGCGGCTCCGAGCTTTTTTCGAACGCCGCCAGCATCTTGCAGTCAGTTTCCTCGCGCTCGATTGCCGGTGACTTTTTGACGCCTCGCTTGCTCATTGCAGCCCCCATTGCGTTTGCCATTGGCCGGTGCGCAGATCGAGAAACGCAGACACGTTTCGATCGTCGCGAAATTGCAGGCTGGCCGGATCGAACCATAGCTTGACCTTGCCTTCCCACGTGAAATGCCGTTGCTTGGCGCAGATCAGGATCGTGTCGGCCTGCGCTTCGAACTTGGCCCGCTCGTCGTCCTTGAGGTCGTTGCGCAGCGCCTCTTCCTTGCGCTTGTTGCGATGCACGATAAGCACGTTGTCGACAAGGTCGGTAATCTCGCCGGCGCCCTTGATATCGAACTTGTCGGGTGCGTTCGTTTCCTTCTCGCCCTTGCGGATGTGATGCACGAGGTGGATGTGCAGCCCGGTATCGCGTGCGAGAGAGCAAAGCGAATCGAGGAACGCCTTCTGCCCGGCGTAGTCGTCCGGTGCGATGCCGCACTTCATGAGGCTGTCGATGACCATGTGACCGACGCCCAATTCCTTGCGGCAGTAGCGCGACACCGAGATCATCCGATCGCGCGGGACAGTGCCGGTGTGGTTGTAGATCCACAGGCGGCTATCGGTCCAATGCTCGAGCTGCGCGAGGTATTCGCGGGCAGGCTTGGCCTGGCAGGCGGCCTGACGAGCCATGCGCTCGAGCGTCGTTTCCGGGGCCATCTCCATCGACGCGATGCAAGCACGCTCGCCTTGGGCCATGACGCCGAGCACTGCCTGCCCAAGCACGCCGGACTTGCCATGCCCGTTCACGCCGCTCCACAGCGTCACCTCGCCCTCACGGAAAGCGAGGTTATGCCCGACGCTCGCCCACGGCGTGAGCGCGCCCACATACCGATGCTGCTGCTCGCTGTGGAACCGATCGACGACCTTCGAGAAGAATTCTCGCGCCGGGCGTACGTCGGCTCGGCCGTCGTTTTCGTCGGCGAGGTAAGCATTCCAATCGATGTTGTCAGGCACCATTTGCGCCATCATTTGCCTCCTTTTTGGTTTGCAGAAAGAGCGGCAAAGCCTGCTCGTAGGGAGCCGGGATAGCGTCGCCAAGCGCATCCCACAGCTTTCGGCGAATCAGCGATGCCTCGCCGTACGACGTGGGCCCGAGCACAATCGGCAGCCAGTCGAACAACGCGAAGTCGTCGATGCGTCGCCACTCTCCGCATTCGATCCGCGGGCCTTCGGTGTAGGTCAGGACCATGTGAGCCGGCACGCATGCAGCGATGTCGGCAAGCGCTTCGAGCACCGAAGGAAACGGCACCGAGCGGTTCACCATCACCTCGACATCGAGGCCAGCCAAGCATCGCCAGTCGTACCGATCGCCAGCCTTGGCATGCAGGATCGTGTTCGTGTGCAGCAGATCGCCGACGTACGACACGAGCACCGGGAGGTCAGGCTTGAATCCCCCCATGCGGAGTTCGGCAAGACCGGATGCGTTGCGCGCAAGCTGGCTCATGGCGTCACTCGAAAGCGCTCGGGGTATGGCTGTTCATCCGGCCGGCGGGTTGCTGATCGTTCAGCCATGAGGCTTTGAAGCCGCCCCAGCCTTGCCCTGCGGCATGCCTGATCGCAGCAGGGAACGGCATGCCGGCCTTCGCAGCCTCGGTTTGAGCAAGCTCGATGGCGCTCAATGTCGGCGCAAGGTCCTTTTTTTTCCGGTTCGCAAGCCAATCCTTTGCGTGCTGTGGATCGACACCGAGAGACACGAGATGCGCTTGCGCATCGAAGCGCGGAGCGCTTTGTCTTTGTCTTTTGTTTTTATGTCCCTGTCCCTGTCCCTGTCCCTGTCCCTGTCCTTCCTGTACGAAACGCGTTTCATCATCCGTTTCATCATGCGTTTCTTTGTGCGTTTCACGCCATTTACGTAGCCGCTCCGCATCCGTTTCCCGCTTCTTTCGAAACGACTGCTTTTTGGCGAATGCAACGCATGCCTCAGCAGCTAAGACGCGGTGATAGAGGCGGCCGTCGGCGCATTTCACGAAGCCCCGGAGGACTTCATGGCGCAGCTTTCTAAAGCGCGGAATAGGCAGTTTCGCGAACGCGGCAATCACGCGCTCGTCATCCGGCAGGCTGGCGGCCGGCATCTGCTTCCATGCTCGACTCCACAGAAGCAGCGCGGCGCCGATCACCTCGAGCGACGACAGCGCGACCAATTCGGATGCCATCAGACGTTCCACGTTCAGCATGAAGCCGTCGAGGTCAGTGCAGTCGCATTCGGCCGGCGTGAGGGGTTGCGGCAAATCGGCCACGCTCACCTCACCGCGCACACAGAACGAACAGCGGCACGCCGAACGCGAGCCCGATCACCAGTGCCATCCAGGCGTCTACAAAAAGCTCGATCATGTCGAACCTCACCGAAGGCCGCATTCGCCGGCACCCTGGCGTGCACATTCACACGCGGCGCCGACCTTGCAGAGCGTTGCAATCGCGTCGAGATACGGTCGACTGACGAGCGCGTACCCGGCCACGTCGATGGCCTTGTCGATCTCGCTGATCAACACGCCGCGCTGGCCGCTCAGAAAGCGACTCACCTCGGACGCATCCCAGCCGATCGCGTCAGCCGCGCGCTTGCGATCCGGGCCCGTAAGCACGTCTCGTAGTGCTTTCTCGATGTTTGGTTTCATGTCTGTCAATCCCTTGCAAATCCGGTTGAGTGCGATTGCTGCGGGGCATAAATAAAGTTGCGGTTATCGGTTAAATGCGTGTGCTGCTGCACGTTTCCGAAGACGCTGCACTGCGATATTCGGTAGGGGGCTCGGCGTTTCATGCTGCCTCCGGCTCCGCGAGAGGTTGGGCAATCTGCGCCACCGCATCGCGGATCTTCCGATCGGTGCTCAGGCGCACGTCCGGCGTTTCCCCGCTGGCAATGCGGGAGAGGGTTTTGGTGCTCAGGCCGGTGATCCGCGCGATACGGCTCCACTGCCCTTTTCGCGACTGCACTAGCGAGCGCAGTTCATCCATGTCGCTCATGACGGGTCCAGGTTATGGGTCATACCGCCATCTTAGACACATTTGTCCCAAACAACAAGACGCGAATGTCGATACACAACGAATACGCTTGCGACATGAAAAGCACTAGAGAAAAGATCGCCGAGGCAACCAAGCGCCTAATCGGGGAAGGAAAGCCGTTCAGGAGCGCGCGGGACTTGGCTCAGCGGGCGCACACCCTCGGGTATATCGACAGCGTCGAGAGCTTCGCGCGCGCTGTCTCGCGCTTGCGCAATGGGGACCACGATCCGCAGATCGGAACGGTTGAGATCGTCGCGCGGGCGGCCGGCGTGAATTTGACTGACTTTTTGGACGGACGAACACAACCGGAAGAGAACGTCAATTCGCCGAATAAAGCAAACGAACTACCTCTTTCCGGGCAATCGGAAGGGGACCGACGCGCTATCTTGATCGCTGAGTCGTTGACGCATGTGTCCCAGGAAATGAGGGAGCTAATTGAGCACCTGATCGACCTGGATCGAATAGGAGGCGCCGAGCGCGAGATGGCCGTCGCGGGGATTCGCTATATCCTGCGCGGCTCGCTTGCGGTCATGGCCTCCTCGAAAAAAACGTAGGGAACAAAGATTTCGCAGACCAAGCGTAAGCGCCGGAGAACCGTCGAATTGGGTTTTTGTGGGAGCCACGCATTTGTGCTCCGAGAACGGGGGAAACATGGCGTCTATACCGAAACAGAAGCAGGTTAAGGAAAACGAAGCAATAATCCGGGCCCGCAGGGATGCGCGGGAAGCATTACGAGGGTTAGAACACATTCAGATGTGCCTCCACGCCGCGCTGGCGGCGTCGGAGGCAGCCGTCAGAGAGATAAGGAGGAAAACCAAATGAGGGGATCGATGATCGGGATATGCATCGCCCTTACGGGATGCGCAACCCACTACACCGCCGGGCAGCTGGCCAACATGGCTAAGCACGAGAGCACGCCAGACCTGTGCGCCATCACGCTCATGGCGCCGGAGGCGGCCGTGATGAACGCGGCCGAAAACGAGATCCGAGCGCGCGCCGCCAGTTGCGATTGGGATCAGGCTCGAGCCATCGCCGAGACGCAAATGGAGCGCGCGCAAGCCCAGCAGGAAGCCAAGCAGCAACGGGCGCAAAACAACATGGCAATGCTCGGCGCGGCCGCAATGCTTTTGCAGCAGTCGGCGCCGCATTACTACGGGGCGCCCCCAATCCAAACCACCTGCATTCAGCAAGGCGTCTTCACCAACTGCACATCGTACTGAGCGCCCACCCCCCCAGCAGACCATCCCGCCCCGGCGGGATTTTTTTTGGGCGCTTCGAGACATTTTCGTCTTGACATTGGGACATTTGCGTCCGATACTTGCCTCCAACAGCGCACCGAGCGCTACGGAGACCGAGATGAATCGAATCACCGCACTTGCCGCCATAACCGTCCTGCTTGCCGGTTGCGATCCATACGCGAACAACGGCACCGGCTACACGAAGATCAACGAGATCACCGTCTATGGAAATGTGCGGTGCGTGCTCGTCGTTCAAGGAAGAAGCAACACGATCACCTGCGATTGGGATCACGCTGGCGCGACCCAACGCGCTCCGAATTGAGTGAGGCGCGCCATGACCCTCACCGCAACGATGACCGCAGTCGAGCACTACACGACGCTGGCGCAGCAGGCAGCGGATCAGCGCGAAGCATGGCTTGAGGCAGCGCGCGAAGAAGGCTCAAACACCGCCGTGCGCGAACTGATCGACAGCGCCCGGCGCGCTCAAACGGTCTGTGGTGAAGGAGGCGATGCGCGGCTCTTCATCGCGACGTTCTGCGGTGCGATCCAGTGCGCTTTCCCCGATCTCGCGAAGGAACTCGCGGAAGCCGCTGGCATGCCTCACCTGTACGCCGAGGGGAACTGAAATGTGGACGCATACCTACATCGATCTGCGCTACGGAATCCTGCATTCGCTCGACTACGTATGCAGCAACGGGCATCGGATTCACGAGCGGTTCGAGACTATTTTTTACGACCAAATCTGCTGGTGCTGACTATGCACGCCGATTCTCACCTGATCGTCGAGGCACTCCTAGTTTGGTTCATATTTCTGGCGCTTTTGATCGGCTTCGTTGCGGGCGCGGGCCACACGAGAAGCCGCGATGAATAACGACCTCACGCCCGAAGACATGCGCGCGATCGACACCGCGCACGCAGTACTAAAAGCGCTCACGTTCGGCCCGTTCGCGGCGCTCGTGCTCGCCACTTTCATCGATAACGGCCGCTTCGTTGCGGCGCTGATTGGAGCCTAAACGTGGATCAAACCGAAGAACAACAAGAGGCGATCGTGGCCTACAAAGGTTTCGACAAGGACATGAAGTGCCGCGGATTTCAGTATGCCGAGGGCGAGACATACGAGCACAAAGGCAAGGTAGAGGCATGCGAAAGCGGATTCCACGCCTGCGAATACCCGCTCGACGTGCTGCGCTACTACCCGCCTGCATCGAGCCGCTTCTTTGTGGTCGAGCAATCGGGTTCGCTGAGCCGTCACGACGATGACACGAAGGTCGCGAGTTCACGCATCAAAATCGGCGTCGAATTGAACCTCGCGGGGCTCATCAAGGCAGCAGTCGAATACACGACTTCGCGTTGCAAGCCGGTCGATCCGAATTCGCCGTCTTACTCCACCGAGCGCAATGGCCTCGCCACGGCGAGCGGCTACAGAGGCGCGGCCACGGCGAGCGGCAACAGCGGCGCGGCCACGGCGAGCGGCAACAGCGGCGCGGCCACGGCGAGCGGCGACAGCGGCGCGGCCACGGCGAGCGGCTACAGCGGCGCGGCCACGGCGAGCGGGCAGCACTCTACCGCTATGGCCTCTGGATTCTATGGAAAGGCGAAGGGTGTCGCCGGCGCCGCGCTGTTCCTCGTGCGCCGAAGCGAAAAGTCCGGCGACTACGGCCGAATCCTCTTCGCCAAGGCGCTCATCGTCGGCCAGGACGGCATCAAGCCGGAGCAGTTCTACATGCTGGACGCCAAGGGCGAGCCGGTTGAGGTGGAATGACATGACCCCCGACCTCGAAGCCCACGGCCCGTACGTTGTCGCACGCCGGGGCGACACGACGCAGCAGGTAGCGGATTGCTCGGTGTCGCCGCATGGGGCGGAGTATGCGCGTCTGTTTGCGCAGAGCCAGAACCTCATCGCCGCATTGCGTGAGGTTCTCAAAGAGGCTGTGATCTTATCGGACGACTACCTCGAAACGTTCCGCCTTTGGTCTGACGACGCGACGATTCAAGGTTGGCCAAAAGCTCGATGGAAGGCCGCACGCGAAGCCGAAGAAAAAGCGCTGGCGGTCATCGCCGCCGCTACCGGAAAGGGAGAGCCGTCATGAAATCAATCGCCGACATCGTCGCGTACTGCGTTGCTATGGCTGGAATCGTGTGGTTCGTTTTCTTCATGGTCGATAACGTGGCGAGGGCTTGGGCATGAAACGCTTCCTCACAAGCGCCGGCCAACTCGCGATCATCTGGCTCGCCATCGCCATCGCGACAGCCACTGCGGCGGCCGTGCTGGCGGTGCTCGATGAGTTGCCGCCCGTCATCAACCATATCGGAGGGTTCGCGTGATGGGCGAAGACGACGGGCCCGATTGGTGGCAGATGCAAGACGCACTCGAATGTTTGCAATGGCATGAACAACGGAGAAATCAACATGGCACTCAGAATCACTCGCGCAACCGATCCGCTTCCGGTGACGCAACTCACGATCGTCCTGTACGCCCTTCCCGGCCTCGGCAAAACGAGTACGGCGTTCACAGCCGAATCGCCGATCCTCTTGGACTTTGACCATGGCGCTTACCGCTCGCAATTCCGCAAGGACACCGTGCAGATCAACAAATGGTCGGACGTGGAATCGATCGAGGCTTCCGACCTCGAACCGTTCAAGACGGTCGTTGTCGACACGGCAGGCCGCGCGCTCGATTGCCTCGCAGCCGACATTATCCGAAAGAATCCCAAGATGAAGGGATTCGGCGGCGCTCTGTCGTTGCAGGGATACGGTGCCCTGAAATCGGCGTTCATTTCGTGGCTCTCACTGCTGCACTCGTTCGGCAAAGACGTGATCTTGATCGCGCACGCCGATGAGCAGCGCAGCGGCGACGACATCGTAGAGCGCTTGGACGTGCAAGGCGGATCGAAGAACGAAATCTACAAGGTGGCCGACGCTATGGGCCGCATCCGCACGCAAGACGGCGGCACGATCCTCGACTTTTCTCCGCGGGAAAACGGCTTCGGCAAGAATCCGGCACAGCTGCCGGTGATCCAGATTCCAGACTTCCGCAAGGAACCTGCCTTCTTCTCGGGCGTCGTCGCGCAGATCAAAGACGCGCTCAATGCTCAGTCCGAAGCTGGAATGAAGGCCCAGGCCGAAATCGACGAAGCGCGCGCGTGGTTCTCGTCGCTCGATACGGCCGATGACTTCAATGGCGTTATCGAGCAGATCAAAGAGCGCACACCGACGATCAAGGCGCTGTTGGTGGCCGAGGCGAAGAAGAAGGGGTTCGACTTCGACAAGAAAGCCATCACGTTCAAGCTCAAGGAGGCAGCGTGAGAATTAGCGCGACGCAGATCGACGCGTATATCCGTTGGCTCGATAGCGACGAAGGATCGCTTGACGAGATTCGCGACTATCTGCTCAAGAAAACGGCGCCCACGACCGCAATGCAGGCCGGTACGGCGTTCCACAAGGTGCTGGAGAACTCGACCTACGGCGAGATGGAGCGAGCCGAGCAGGACGGCTTCACATTCGATCTGAGTGGCTTGGAATGCACTCTCGACTTGCCGGAGATTCGCGAACTCAAGCTCGAATGCCTGACCGTTATCGCGGGCTTCCCTGTAACGGTCGTGGGCGTCGTCGATGCGCAGCGCGCGAACGGCGTCTACGACCATAAGCTCACGTCGCGCTTCGATGCAGAGCGTTATGCGGACAGCTACCAATGGCGCTGCTACCTGCATTGGTTCGGCTACGACTGGATGCGATACAACGTGTTCGAGGCATATCAGCCGGCCGACACCCCGAATCTGTACGAGGTGCGCAACTTCCATCCGCTGCGCTTCACACGGTATCCCGAGATCGGTGCTGACGTTGACCGAATCTCGCGCGAGTTCGTTCTGTTTGTGCGCGAGCACGTGCCGGAGTTAGCGCAGTGAAATCATTTGTCCTCCGTGGCCCCGAGCAATACCACGCTCTCCGCGATCACCTGCGCGCCAACGCAGGCCCGCAGGCGAGCGCTGGAAAACCGCTCCTGGTCACGGTGGACGTCTATTACGCCAAGCGGTCGAGCGAGCAGAACAGGCTCTTTCACGCGCTGCTGAACACGATCGCCGAGAACGCGACGGTAGGCGGCAAGTACTTCGACGCGGAGACGTGGAAGGAGCACATACGGCGCCGGTTCATCGGAACGGAAGAAATCAACCTGCCAGACGGCTCACGGCTTGAGCGCGGCATCAGTACCGCATCGCTCACGGTGCCGGAGTTCACGCTGTTGATTGAGCGTGTCCAAGCGTGGGCGCAGACCGAATTGAACGTTGAGTTTTGAGGAACCATGACTTCGAATTGCCAAATACGAGAAGCCCTCGCCCGCATCGCGCCGCACCTCGAAACGCTGCCGCCGATCGAGCGAGAGCAGTTGCGCCCGGCCGTGCGCGCTTACGAGCACGACGTAGAAGCGATCCCGTTGCCCGAGCGCGTTGTCGCGATCATCCGCAAGGTTGACGCGCAGTTGCCGAAGTAAGCCATTCACCCCAGGAGATACCGCATGTTCCGCATCGAAGACACCCTCGCGAAGATCGTCAGCGTGACGAACGTTTCGGAGAAGCATGGCAACGAGCGCAAGCCCGCGCTGTCGATCGGCTTTTATCTCGTCACTGGCGGCGACGTGCTTGAGCACTTCGATGCGTCGCTGCGCGGGATGCTCTACCGCAAGCCGCAGCCCACACCCGGCGAATTGCCGATGGAGCACGAGGGCTTGACCGAGCTTCGGTATCCCTTCATGCGCAACCTCGCATGGGAGAAAAAGTACGCCGGATATCTGCTGCGTCTTCATATCGGTGCGAGCGGCGCCGAGGATGTGCTGCTGTCCGAGTGCGGCCTCAAGGACATTCGCTTCACGACACAGGAAGGCGGCTCGGTCGGCGTGCATTTCAAGGTGACGGCTCACCCGAAGGATGAAGTCGATCACGGCAAGGTCGCGACCCGCTTGCAGCAGGAAGTCATCATCACCCTCACCCCCCCCGAGAACTACGTCGAACCGGGGCTGTTTGGCGACGGCGCGAAACCAGATGACGCGGACCGCGATCCGTTCGAGGGCAGCGACCTGGAAGGCGGCGCGCACAACGAAGAGCCGGAAGAAGCGTAACCCTCCCCTCTCACCGCGCGCAACCCTCGGCCGCGCGGACTTTGGGCCGGTCTCGTGCCGGCTCCTTTTTCGAATTCTTGCCCTCGGGCGTGGAGATGGATGTGAATGGCGGCGTACTACAACGAGATCGATCCGTTTGCCGCTCAGTGGTTGCGCAACCTTATTGTGGCCGGTTATATAGCTCCCGGGGACGTTGATGAGCGAGACATTAGAGACGTGCACCCCGGAGACCTGCACGGGTATACGCAGTGCCATTTCTTCGCCGGGATCGGCGTCTGGTCGGCTGCGCTTCGCCGTGCAGAATGGTCCGACGATCGACCTGTTTGGACCGGTTCCTGTCCGTGCCAACCTTTCTCCGCGGCAGGCAAAGGAGCTGGGTTTGATGACGAGCGGCACCTCTGGCCTGCGTGGTATTGGCTCATTGCACAGTGCCGACCTGTCGACGTGCTTGGGGAGCAAGTTGCAAGCGCTGCCGGACTCGGTTGGCTCGATCGAGTTTTTGCCGACCTTCAAAACGCGAACTACGCCTGCGGGGCGGTCGATCTCTGCGCTCGCCGCGTCGCATTTCCGATTCGACGGTCGCGCCTTTTCTTTATGGCCCACTCCAACGGTCAACGACAGCCGCGGCGGACGGAACCGCACCGCCGTGCGCTCGAATCCGAGCAGCGCGCATCACGACGGAGTCACGTTGGTGGATGCAGCCCGGCTGCATTGCCTGACTGGAGAGATGTTGTCGGCGCCGACGGAAATCGTCGGCTACTTGAATCCGGCATTGAGCCGCTCGTTGATGGGACTCCCGGCCACGTGGGACGACTGCGCGCCTACGGCAACGCGATCAACCTCGAGCAAGCGGCCGAGTTCATCCGCGCGACGATTGAAGTAATACCCAACTAAGGATTGAGGACATGGACAACACAGAAGCACTGGAAATCGCTGACGAACTCGACGCAATGGCCGAGAGGATCACGCGCTATTCCAACAATACCGGTGACGGCCTTTGCACACGAGCAGCGCAATTGCTACGCGCCCTCTCGCGCTCGCAGGACGTTGCGCGGGTGGCGGAGGGGTGGAAACTCGTGCCGCTTAAAGTGACGAATGAGATGATAGACACTTACAGCGTCACACCGAGCGGCATTGCTGGATCGCCGCCGCATCTTCAATGGGTTTGGGATGCGGTTCTCTCCGCCGCTCCACAGATCAACCCGGCGGAGTAACGAAGATGCCCTGCAACTATCGCATCAAAGATCTGTTTGCGCATTACGACGTTGATGAAAACGGATGTTGGATTTGGCGCGGTGCGGTCAATGGCGAGGGCTATGGAAGCAACCGTCGAGGCGGGAAGACCGTTCGCATGCATCGCGAGTACTACAAGCATTTCAATGGCGAAATCCCCGATGGATTGCAGGTATGTCACGAATGCGACGTTCCGCGGTGCGTGAATCCTAACCATCTATTTATCGGTACGAACCTCGAAAACGCTCACGACAGGGATAGGAAAGGGAGAACGATTCTTCCTCCGCGTGGCGAGTTGCACAACAAGGCGAAGCTCACGCGAGCGCAAGTTGTGGAGGCTCGAAGACTATGGAAATGCGGGCAGTCGATTCGCGGGCTTGCGAGGATGTATGGACTGCATCACAAATCAATGTCGAAAGCGCTCAAGGGCGAAAGCTGGTCGAACGTACCGCATGGAGATTCGAATGAGCAATGAGAACCAAACCCCACAGCCGCCGCAAGCCGGGGCGAATCTGCCGTGTCCAATCTGTCGCGGTATCGGGGGGTGCGACCATACGGTCCCGGAGCGCAAACGGGCCGCTCCGGCTGCGCCAGCTGTGGCACCGATATTGGAGCGCTGGCAGCATCAGAAATCAGGTGTCGTCTATCAGGTATTGACGGACGCTCGCATGGAAGGGAACGCGCAAGAGATGGTCGTTTATCGCTCGGAGAAAGATGGTCGCGTGTGGGTTAGACCGGCGACAGAATTCTATGGCGTGAAATTCAAGCGCGCCGCCGATGCCGCCCCCGCACCGGCCGAACCGAAGGGGGAGCAGCAAGCGACGTTGACGGAGCAAGTCATCACCGACGCCGTAAAGCAATGGTTTCCTGATCGGGCGTATCAAGCGCCATTCTTTGCGCGCGCCCTTCTTAGGGAATTGTCATGAAAGAGATCAAAGTCACCAACAGCCGATCGGCACTAGTTGATGATGAGGATTTTGATCGGATCGCAGCTTACAGATGGCATAAGTCTGGAAGCGGGTACCCAACCCGACGCGTGCCGACGCCAGATGGAAACTATCGAGAGGGTATGCATAGAACGATCATGAACCTGCCTATAGGCGACAAGAGACATGTCGACCATATAAATGGAGATTCGTTTGACAACCGCAAATGTAATCTTCGGGTTTGCGAGCCGATAGAAAACTGGTGGAACGCGAAAATCAGGTCGGACAATACATCTGGATACAAGGGCGTAAGTTGGAGCAAGAGCAACGCAAAGTGGTCTGCCCGTATCAAAAAGTCCGGGAAACGCGTTCATCTTGGTTATTTCGAAAAAGCTGAGGACGCGTATGCAGCCTATTGCAAAGCCGCCAAGGATTTGCATGGAAATTTCGCCAGGGTTGGCAACCATCTCTCCACGCTCAACGGGGGTAAGCATGAGTGACGCATTGGAACTGTTGAAGCAGGCGAACGACTACAGCATCCGCCTACAGATGGGTGAGCAATGGTGCGCACGCGTTGACGCCATCCTCGCCGCCAGCGCGGGGCAGGCGGAAATGCAAGTCTGCGCGGAGTGTGACAGGCAGTTCAAAACAGGAGCATCTGCATTTGAGAATGTCGCCGCCCCGACGCCAGCAGCAGCGCAGGACGAGCGCGGGGCGTGTCCGACGTGCGGAGGAAGTCTTTCGACGTGGAAATGTATGTGTTCCCCGATATGGGAGGGCTACGCCCGCGCGGCAGCATCGCGCCGATACGATGGGATGAGGCGAAGGGGAGCGGCGGCCATGACTGATGAGCAACTGGCAATCGCCGAGCGCGCCGTCTTCCACGAGTTGCAAGCGCTAGAAGATCTACTCGTCGCGGTGGCGCAAGAGTCCTTTCGGTTGCCGAGCGGGCGCCCAGTGACCAGGAAAGAACTCGACGAAGCATTTGGCATGCGCGACAAGTGCCGGGAAACGCTAGACGCTATCCGCGCACTTCGGGAGGAGAAACCGTGAAACTGTTCTGCTGGCATAAATGGCGCTGGGGTCCAGTCCAGGTCAAAGGTATCAAAGACTTCTATCAACCCGGCTGGTGTGCAAAGTGCGGAAAGGCGACGATCAAATGGCTATGACGACCCCCACGCAAGACCTGTGCGAGCGGCTATCCCACATGGAGGGTATGCGCCGCATCGGGCCTCTTATAGCCAAGGCTCGAGCTACGATCGAAGCGCAAGCCGAGCGTATTGCCGCCCTCGAAGCAAAATGCGCCCTTCTGGCGGCGTCGCTCGATCAGGAAGAGAAGCGTAGCGAGGCGCTCGAAGCTGGCCTGACCGATGGCGTGACCGATGACATGGCGGTGCTGCAAAGCCGCGTCGAAGAACTGGAGGCGCAGCTACGGGAGCGGGGCGAGCCGGTGGCGTGGGAGCCATTGACCGACGATGACCGGACGGCGGCATTCCAATCTTTGCCAAACATGCTCGAAGGCTTCCTCAAAACTTGGGGATGGCTTCACTTCGCCAAGGAAATCGAGCTGCGATGCAAAGAGAAAAACGCCCACCCGCCAGCCGCAACGTCGATCACCCTCCGGGACGATCCGCAGCCAGACGGCTCTCGCGTCGTCCGCGCAATGGACGGCGAGGAGGAAGTGGCGAGAATGTGCCTGCCAGCCGCAGTGGCGACCTTCACGTGCGCGGCACGCCGACAGGGAAGCGCAGGCGGAAACGATCCGGCTGATTGCGATTGGCCGACATGCGGCTGCGACGAGCATGCGTCGAAGGTCATCGCGGCCTTGCAGGAAAGCGGGCATTTGAAGGAGCCAGCCTCAGCGGCGAGCGAGTGGCGACCGATCGAGAGCGCGCCGAAGGATGGCGTAATCCAGTTGTGGGTGCCGCCGTTCGGCATATGGGTTGATGGCCCGTGGCGAGGCGCATG